GAGACAACTCACGAGCCTGCACGGGGTAACCCGGCTTGAAAAGAATCTGGTGAAAGTTCTTTACAGAGTCGAAATCGTCGTAATAAGGAGCTGTGTTTCTATCGATTTTCATTTGTTGGGATTCTTAAAACGTCAGGAATGTTTTGATGATAATGCCCTGATTTTCGGTGAGTGAGAATGGAGACTCATTTGAAACATACAGGAGGCTTCCTGAGTATTTATCCACAGAAGGTGAAGACAAAACAGACATCGATGTGTATGTTGGTGCAACTCCACCATCGACAGCAGAGCCAGTCAACAAACCGATTGGAGGAACGATCCTTGTTCCCAACCTTTGGAGATACACCCTGTTTCCGGATTCGATAAACACAACCCGAAACATTGTTGCACCTTGAGACAATAATTGATCGAGAACTAGACCATCGACGGTATCCAGTTGCACCTTATATGCCGCCAGATAAGCCTCACCAGTCAGCAAATTCCCAGTCAGAAGGTCTTTTGGATTTTTAAGTATGCCAAATTGTCGGTAGTCTTGAATAATGGAGCCCAAGAATCTTTCTTGACGCAAAGAAGAATTGATGACAATCGTATTACCAAAGAGTTCATTTACAGCATCCTTACCGTGCCCACCGCGAGGAGGCAAAATTGCATAAGATTTGGCGTCTACCGACCCCACAACGGAACGAGCTGTGTCGGTGATGACCACAGATGCGTATGTGTAGCCAGAGCCATAGGCCGTGACGTTATAACGAATGACAGCACCGTTAAGAATGACGGGAGTTGCAGCGGCACCAGTACCATCACCAACAATCTGTATTTTCGCGCCGACCGTGTATCCAGTTCCACCCAAAGTTGGTTCGATGGAATATATTGCACCAGCTACAGTAGTTTGCTCAACGATAGATTGATCAGATACAAAGTCAGAGGTCTGAATTACAGCAGTCAATTGAGCGCCAGTACCAGAACCGACAACTTTTAGATTGACCGAAGAATACAACGTACCCGGATTTTCTGTGACCACCCCAATGATGGCACCGGCATAAATGACTGGAGTAAATCTGGCATCCGTGCCAGTACCAGTCACGACAATACTTGTATCGTTGCTGGCAGGATAGTTCACACCGGGGTCTTGAATATTGACACGCACAAGAGAACCCAGATAGATCACCGAGGTTATCAGAGCTGTAGGGTTGCCATATTTACCACCACCGAGACCACCGACACTGTTGACAGTCAAAACAGGAGGAGCCGTGTATCCAGCACCAGCATTGATAATTTTCACATCAATGATAGTCCCCGTATCGCGAGACACGACAGGCACGAGGATAGCCCCACCCAATGAGAACACAATGGGGTTAGAGTTGGCATAACCAACACCGGGGGTCACCACGGTGATACCAGTCACCACACCAGCCGTGATGATAGCTCGTATGACACCATTGACACCACCAGTGGAGGTCACCGAAAGGGCAACCCCAGCCGTGTAGCCAGAACCCCCATTGGTGATGACAGCACCCGTGATAGCACCACCAGCACCAACTTGGATGGTACCGACTGCTCCAGAGCCCGTGGTGGCCCCGACAACAGAAATTGTGGTGAGTGGAGCATCGGGATAACCAGAACCACCAGAATCCACGACCACATCGTTGATAGCACCCTTGTTATAAAAAGAATCCGTCAGTGCGCGTTGCACCGGAAGGTGAATCAGCGAGGAAAATCGAGTTCTTTTAAATGCCGGGATGGTGTACATGTATTTCCACAAGTAACCATCGGATGTGCGAATCACAGAGAAAGATTTTCCCGTAGGTTTTACCGTCGAAGGTGTTCCCCCTACGTTATCGAGGCATTTATAAACTGAATTGTCAGAAGTAGAACAATAGAAATTAGCCTGACTCATGTCTTTAGTGTTGTCCCACTTGGCAAACACAACACCGGAAACCCACTCAAACTTTGTACAAACTTCTGAAATGTCGTTGGGAGAGATTTTCTTCATAAACAAAGAGTTAGAGCGAACTGCATCGTTTTCAGAATCAGAATCTGGAGCCATGACTTCGGGGAAAACGTCTGGGTTCCCCCATGGCTCTAACTTACCCAAAAAGTAATAATAGTTTGATCGTTTGAAACGAATGTCATCCGCGAACAGATTCGCCATCTCGGAATGAAAGCCGCGACGAATGGGGTTGGTCATTTAAACATTTCTCTGTTAAGTGTTTTAGCAAATAATTTCGTTTGAACACATCTATACAGACACAGAGCATTTGGTCTCTGTGTCTGTATGTATTTAAACTACTCTGACGACTAAGATTAGTTAATCGTAACGACCCAAACAATTGAAAGGGAGTCGCCTGCGTCTTTGTTCACCACACCAAATACTGTGCGGCACAACATGGAACCAGCAGAAGCGGCGTTAAACACACCAGCTTCGGTAATAGCACCTGTACCAACACCAGCAGCGAATGTAGCTGTGTAAGTCACCTGATTCGATGCAGCGACACCACCGGCAGTTGCCAGAGCTACGCGAGAAGCAGCGACTTCAAGACCAAGAGTCGTGTTTGCAGCAACGGGAGCAACGGCGTTGGTGCCAATAGCCATGTGCGACATGACAACGGTTGAGGCACCGGTCAATCGGGATGCAATGACGGTCTTACCAATAGTCACAACCAGATTGGGTACTGTGCGCTGTTCTTTGATATTTCCTTCGGCGTCCCGCAAAACGATTTGCAGTTCACCAGTTGTTTTTACTTTGTCTTGAATCATTTGTTTTCCTTAAATTGTGAGTGAAATTGATCTTTCCACGTAATCCTGTAAGAAGAATAATTCAGAATCGTATGTGGAAATTACTGGGGACGAAGCGTTGTTGTGTTCGGCCACAACAAAATCCTCCATAAGTTTATTTAATGCGGTTGTTAGTTGATCTGGTTCATTTACAGAATCAACCAAAACCTTGGAGGTATTGACCTTGCATATGTCATCTCCCAACACAGCATCAAATGCACCACCGGTGGTTGGTGGGAGACCTATGTTGTAGAACAAGTGGTTTCTAATGTTTACCCGCATCGAGTCAGATTGGGTTGGGCAAAGCACTATATCGGAGATTGCTCCGTTGAAAAAGTGTGCCGCAAACGAACTGAGTTGAATGGCTGTAAATGCGGAAAGATCGAGATTGCGCATCTCCAACACACACCAAATACCCACAGGCAAAGCAGCATTAAGTTGCATACCGTTAGTGACGAGCCCACCCGGAACAGCAACACCATTCACAAAGAACGAAACATTACCACCACAACCTTGAGCGCTGAGACCACTACCACCCAACTCAAAATAACCAAACAATTTTCCAACTTCAGAACCAAACAAAATACTTCTGGCAGCACTATCCCGACGAATTGCAACAAAGCAATCCATATTGTTTGTCAGACTACCAGCCAAGAATGGGTTGGTAACCAAACCATCGTCTATACCATCGTGCTTGATGTAGTGTAGAAATCCGGCTGTATCGTAATCGGTGGCAGTGTTGACGCGCTGGTAGCGGGTGGGTACTGTGCCGGGTTCGTGTTGAATCCCATCAACCTGAACGGATGTGGCCGAATCGGTCGGGCGGCGGTGTATGTATAAGGTGGCGACGGGAGCCGTGGCCTGTCCTGTAAACGTGTGCAGTGTGGGTGTTGCAGTCAACGTGATCTGAGGGCCGTCGCCACCGAATCCCCCTAACACGAATCGCATGGTGCCACTGCCCGACAACTTCGCGCTGACCGTGTACATCAAGCCCACGGTAACAGCGATGTTCTGGTATATGCCCGTATCTCCTGCGGGCATGCTGACCGTCGTTGGCCCTGTTGCCGCGCCTGTTCCGGTGAGGCCCCATACCGCCGTATCCGTAAATAGCTCACTCTTCGTCAGCAAATTCACCCGCGCCGACAACAATGGACGAGATGCAGCCGTGGCTTGGCTGAGGTGGTTGCCGCCAAATAGCCTGATAGATATATTGTCAATGACTGCGTTTAGGGTTGCGTCATTAGCTTGAAGCAGTACGTTAGATGTAGTTGTAATTGCTACAAAAGAAAACCCACGCTTAGACGCAACGGTTCCAATGAAGGTGTAGCCTACGTTAGGCAGAGGGACAAATTCGGCGTCGTAAACTTGACAATGGAAAGTTCCACCGGAAACTGCATCCGTATCAAAGAAAGCCTCATAGGATTTACCTACAACAGTGGGGAAGTTGAAGATAGCTTGCGCAAAAGCAGTGCCTGCCGAGTAGCGCAACTTGCCAGTAGAAATTGACCAGCCAGAACCAGTGAGCGTCCACCCGGCAGCGCTATCAAAAGTGCCGGTTGTTATTAGCTCCGAAACTGGCCCAAGCCGCTTATCAAACGTCAAACCAAGAGGTTGTTCAATTGACGTTATTGGCGTTGTTCCAGAAGAGTTCTGGAACAAAGAAGATACTTCAGAAAGTTCCGGAAGCAACAAACCACTAGCTCCAGACTGATATATATTTACAATCTGACTTTCACTTACAAAGTAAGTCAAAGCCTTACCAGTGTCTTTGCTGGTAATAGCATCTATAGGGTCAACAGGGTCATCTACGGCCTTACCAGTGGTCTTACTCTCAACAGAATCTGTAGGAGGGTCAATAGGGTCAACCACAACCTTACCAGTGTCTTTTTTGGTGATGGCATCTATAGGGTCAATAGGGTCAGCTACGGCCTTACCAGTGGCCTTGTTGGCAATTACATCTGTTGCAGGATCGATCAGATCATCCACAGTCTTACCAGTGTTTTTGCTCTCAACAGAGTCTGTAGGAGGATTGATCAGATCAACCACAGCCTTACCAGTGGCCTTGTTGGCAATTACATCTGTTGCAGGATCAGTCAAGTCAACCACAGCCTTACCAGTGGTCTTACTCTCAACAGAATCTGTAGGAGGGTCAATAGGGTCAGCTACGGCCTTACCGGTGTCTTTGTTGGTAATCGCATCTGTAGGAGGGTCAACGGGGTCAGCTACGGCCTTACCAGTGGTCTTACTCTCAACAGAATCTGTAGGAGGGTCAACGGGGTCAGCTACGGCCTTACCGGTGTCTTTGTTGGTAATCGAATCTGTAGGGGAAGCAATAAAGTCAGCCAAAGACTTACCCAACAATTTGTAGGTGATCGCATCCAGCGTTGCATTAGTTGCAGAGAAAAGAGGTTTCGACAAATCGAACAGATTTGTGTCGGAGATCACGATAATATCCACCGCGCTCAAGTTACCAACAGATATTGCACGAGACCCAGTGAAATTGAAGGAGTAGCCCAACTTCTTTGTAACGTCAGAGAACCGCTTTGTCCCGGCAGGGTGCGTCAATGTCAGGATGCCTTCATACTCCCGAATGTCTTTGGGTGTGTTGATTACATACGAGAACGGTTGGTAGTAATAGTTATCCTGAAGCTTTACTTCCTGATTGGAGATTTTTGATGCGTCGTCGTAGAAACTGCCTTTTGTCTTGACCACGTAGTCAGAATTGAAAACCAAGATAGCACGCGAAGCCAACCATTCCTGAATCGTCAGGCCAGTTTTGATCACAGCAAAAGGCATGGCCTGTTGGGTAAGAACACCGATAACCTTCTTACCCATGTAGCCGACTTCGGCATAATCGTTCAGAAAGTAAGAATCTGCATCCAAAAGAGTACCAATACCAACAACAGACTCGACACACCCATCAGTTTCGTCAGAGATCGATATTCTGTAATGATATTGACCTACGCCAACAAGTTCGGTCGTGATGTCAACGGTCGAATCTTCGGGGCGATTCGGGTGTGGAGAGATAATCAGAGTCTGACCATCCTCGTGTGTATACCCATAGTCAACTACTTCTATGTTAGTGATACTACCAATACTATCAACTTTAGTCACCCGAGCAATAGTAGGTACAGTTGATCCCGGAAATATGATCACCTGACCTTGTTGCCAACCTTTACCCGGATTTTTAATAGTCAACTTTGATGTAGTCTTGATCAGAACACCCGAGTAAACTGCGTCTCCAGCGAAATCTTTGATAGTCACTACTTGATTATCAAAAAACACAACTTTTTCATACGAACGATAGTAGAAGCGAGTTGTTACCTCATCTACTTTCAAAACTTTGTTAATTGCCAAAAAGTAGTCACCAAAGTCATTCGAGACATTTAGTGCGTATGGCAAAACTTTTGGAGGCAAACCATATTGAGTTACGGCGGTTACGTAGTTTTCTTGCGACCAGATACCACCCGAGGCTCGCAGAATTTGTTCTGATGGGTATGTAACAGTAACGGCATCATTGAAGAGCAGGCGGAACACCAAAACCAAGGCTTTTTCTGTGCCCTTGGCTTCGTATATTTGATTGAGGAGTTTTAGGAGGTTACGCCGATCAAACGCAACATCTTTAGGAAAATATTTGGCGTTTTGTTCGTAAAACTTTTCGAGATATGCATCGGTCGTGGTATCAAGGTCAGAATCTTCAGCGCGATACTGAAGCACACCCACAGCCTTGCCCCTCTGCGATGCATACCGATAGTATGTTTCCAGAAAATTAACAAAGAGGGGTGAATCTTCTCTGAGGTGTTCGGGCAATTGGCCCGAAATCAGAGGAGAGATATTATTTGACATAGGTTTCAGCAAAGACAACGTTATAGTTCAGGCCAGAAGATGATTCAATGGTTTTTGCCATTTTGAGAATTTGATTGCGGGATGTGCTCACATCATCAGAGACAACAGAAAATTGCAGAGAAACATGACGAGAGTCAGTCACATAAGAGTTCACGTTGATCGTAAGGTTGAAACTACCGGTCTCCAGATCGATATAACCGACCTCACGGATGAGTTCTCCATCTGGTGCGTACATACCCAGCTTGGCGAACCTTTCTGAGGTGTATGAGCCGGTTTCACGAATGGATACGGTGTAGACAACTCCACCCCACACCGTGTTGAATGACGATGATGTGATTGAGTTGGCCTTTACGGCATTAAAAATCGTCTTTATGTGCGAAGTTTCGATGCCCAACAAAGGGGTCAATTTGAATCCAAGTTTCTTTTCCATATTCACTGATTTAATGCCGGGATCAACGGAAGAAATTTTTGTGACCAGTGCTGATTCCAAATACTCTTTGTTGAAATTTGAAATGGAATTGATGTAATCGACAATTGTGGTTTTGACCAATGCCTCAATCTCGCTTTTTGTCGATAAAGTTTGATTTTGGGCATACTTCACTTTCGTCTTGAAATACATATCCAGATAAGTTGGGTCTGCATACTCCACACCAATTGTCATCATGGATGCTTTGCGTATGACAGGGGTGATCAAGTCTCTTTTGACTTCATCAGAGATGGTGTATCCCGATACAGGCTGGATTGAAACAAAAACCTTGCCATACATTGGAGGCACGTTGTCTTCACCACCCCATACAGAAACTGATTTGACGAAATTAAAATCTTCCTTGATCCGCATAGCATAGTCAGAAGTTGACACTGCACGACCCTTGGTGGTGTTATTGGAAAAAGCGTTGACCTTGATAGAATCCAAAGACTCTTTATCTGCACCACCGAAAGAGACTTGAGAAGTCTCGATGGCAATATTTGTAGCGGTACCGATGGTTCCTTCAAAACCGAAAACGCGGCAACCATCAGAAAGATCGATGTTTGGTGCAACAAAATAATCAATGTCAATCACATTCCCATTGGTTGGTTGTTTGCCAATGATGTTATCGCCGAAGTAAATTTGGAATGAACCATCGTAAGATTCTTGCAAAAAATACACGCGAGAC